GAAGGCAGGATTGACCGTTGCAAAACTCATTTCTGCTAAGAAAATCTTGGATCAGAACAGCGTCGATCCATCGATCACTCGTTACATCGTAGTGTCGCCAGAGCAAATCGAAGACTTGCTCAACACGACATCTGTCACCAGTTCCGATTTCAACACCGTGAAGGCGTTAGCTACCGGGACCGTGGACAGTTTTGTCGGCTTTAAATTCATTGTTTCCAATAGGTTAAAGGACGATGGAACAAGCCGCCAGTGCTACGCATGGGCCGAAGATGGGATGAAATTGGCTATCGGTAAAGAGCCGACCGCCCAGATCACCCAGCGTGCCGATAAGAGCTACGCCACTCAGGTCTACTATTGTGCTTCCTTCGGCGCCACGCGCATGGAAGAGGCCAAGGTCGTCCAAGTTCTGTGTAACGAGTAAACTTGAAGGAGACTAGAAATGGGTACAGTTTATTCTGACCAGAAGACCAAGTGGGATCAAAACAATCCTACTGAGATGATCAAGCCTATTGAACAGGGTGGGCGTGTTCGTATCGCTTATGGCAGCTACACAGCATCTGCTGAGCAGTCTGACATCCACATGTTCAATCTGCCGAATGGAGCGCGCATTCTTAGCGGTCAGCTTGTCCATGCGGCACTTGGTTCCTCAACAACCCTGTCAGTCGGCCATGCCGCCTACAACAACGCCGCCGGCACTGCCGTCGCTGCTGATGTAGATGAGTACAAAGCGGCTGCTGCCTCAACATCAATTACCACTGTCGGTGCATGCTTGACTGCTGCGCTTGGCTTGAACTCGGTGGTCGATGCTGATGCGACAGGCATTCCGATCACTGTGAGCCTTGCTGGCGCCAATGGCACCGGCTTGATCGAACTCACAATGACTTATGTGATCGACTGAACCAGTTTGGGCCGGGCGCGGATCGCTCCCTAAATCCTCACGCTATAAGTGGCGTCCGGCCCAATGCACCATCAAATTGAGGTATCGCTATGCCATCAGCCGTGGACATTTCCAATGCTGCGCTCAACACACTTGGCGCATCGAACATCACCAGCCTGACAGAAGATTCAAAGGCTGGCCGGCTGATCAACCAGCGTTACAGTGATGTGCGTGATGCTGTGTTCAGAAGCCATAATTGGAACAGCCTGATCCGGCGCGCGAACCTAGCCCGGAATACTGTGGCGCCAGCCTTTGGCTATCTCTACCAATACCCTCTGCCAAGCGACTGTCTGCGGGTTTTGGAATTCAGTAACGGCACCCTGACATATCCTAAAGACAACATGACAGATAACTCTGGCGGCCCGGTCTATGTGGTTGAAGGCCGGGAGCTGCTGACTGATGAGGCAACAGTCTTCATCAAATATATTTCGCGCGTGGAAGACCCGAATGAATATGACACCCTTCTGGTGGACACCATTGCCGCCCGTCTGGCTATGGAAATTTGCTACGCTATAACCGGCAGCAATTCCATGATCAGCACGACCAAAGCCCTGTACGATGAAAAGATAAAGGAAGCCCGGTTCGTTGATGCCACTGAGGGCGCTGCTGCCAAGTTTGAGGCCAGCGACCTTATCGAAAGCCGGTTCTAGTAAATGGCGCGCTCCGCACCATCGCTCAGCAGTTTTGTTGCTGGCGAAATCTCTCCGCGCCTAGAGGGCCGCGTCGAGCTGGACAAGTACCGGCAGGGCGCGGCTGAGCTGCTTAACATGGTTGTGCATCCGCATGGCGGTGCATCGCGCCGGCCGGGCACAGAATTTATTGGCCAGATCAAAAGCAGCTCTGTCAAAGGCCGGTTGATCCCGTTTCAATTCAAAACGACAGACACATACATTCTTGAATTTGGTAATAGCGTCATGCGGGTTATCCGCAATGGCTCCTATGTGCTGGACACGGCCAAGAACATCACAGCATGCACACAGGCAAGCCCCGGCGTACTGACCAGCAACACGCACAACTTTAGCGACGGCGATGAAATCTTCATATCGTCAGTGGCCGGCATGACTGAGCTGAACGGCAGGAATTATCTTGTAGCCGGCAAAACGACAAACACTTTTCAACTAACTGATCTGTTTGGCACGGCAATCAACACCAGCGGGTTCACCGCTTATTCATCCGGCGGCACTGCCGAAGAAATATTTGAAGTCGCATCGCCATACCCGGAATCAGCGTTGCCTGATCTGCGCTTTGTGCAATCGGCTGACACAATGTATCTGGTGCATCCATCCTACGCGCCGCGCAAGCTGACAAGGTCCGCGCATACATCTTGGACATTCACAGAGATCACATTTACTGACGGCCCGTACCTCGACGCCAACACGACTGCCACAACGCTCAACCCCGGCGCTACAAGCGGCACTGGGGTGGCTCTCGTTGCTTCAGCGGATACTTTTGCCGCCACTGATGTAGGGCGTCTGGTATCGCTTCACAGCGGCAATGCGACGATCACAGCGTTTACAGACGCGCAGAATGTTGCGGTTACCATTAACGCAACGCTGTCTGCCAGCACTGCAACAACAGCATGGTCGCTGGGCGCTTTCTCTGGCACGACAGGCTATCCATCTGCCGTCACATTCTTCGAACAGCGATTGATCTTTGCGGCAACGACTGATGAGCCGCAATCGATCTTTTTCAGCAAATCTGGCGATTACGAAAATTTTACTGCTGGCACCAATGATGATGACGCGATCATCTATCAGATTGCATCAAACCAAGTTAACAGCATCAGATACCTGTCAGCCACGCGCGTCCTGACAATCGGCACATCCGGCGGCGAGTATGTGCTGACCACAACAAATGATGGCCCGGTCACACCGACAAACGCCCAGATCAGGAAATACAGCAATTATGGATCAGCCACACTAGAGCCGGTCCAAGTCGCAGATGTCACGCTGTTTCTACAGCGCGCCAAGCGAAAGCTGCGTGAATTCAGATATGCCGGCGAGATCAATACCAGCGGCTACGCCGCCGCCGATATGACGATCCTAGCGGAACATATCACCGAAGGCTCAATGCTTGACATGGCATATCAGCAAGAGCCTGACAGCATCGTATGGATGGTGCGCGGTGACGGCGTCCTGATCGGCATGACCTACCGGCGTGAAGAGGAAGTTGTCGCGTGGCACCAGCATAAGATTGGCGGCACCTACACAGGCACACATGAAAGTCTGGCATCTGCCACCTATGCCTACGGCATGGTCGAAAGCATAGCAAGTCTGCCGACAGAGGCCGGCGAAGATGAGCTGTACATGATCGTCAAGCGCACGATCAACAGCGTCACAAAACGCTATGTGGAAAAGCTGAAGCCTTTCGATTTTGGCACCGCAGCTACTGGCGCTTTTTTCGTAGATAGTGGGCTGGCTTACTCCGGCAGCGCCACAACATCCCTGTCAGGGCTTTACCATCTGACCGGGCAGACGGTCAGTGTGCTGGCAAACGGCGCAACGCATACAGATGAAGCTGTCGCCTCTGGCGGCGTGTCTTTAGATGTTTCGGCTACCACAGCGGCAATCGGCTTGCCCTTTACCAGCCGGCTGCAAACCCTGCGGCTAGAGGCCGGCAGCGTGGATGGCACCAGCCAAGGCAAACTGAAGCGCATACATTCTATTACATTGCGCTTGCACAAGACTGTCGGCGTCGAGGTGGGCAGCGGCACATCTGATGTCGATCGCATACCGTTCAGAGACAGCTCTATGGCTATGGACACAGCGGTTGAGCTGTTTACCGGCGACAAGGAAATCGAGTTTCGCGGCGGCTTTGAAGAGGATGACCAGATCGTTATCCAGCAGACACAGCCGCTGCCGCTGACTGTGTTGGCAATCTATCCACGCATGAACACTTTTGACAAATAGGTGACGCCATATGTTTATGGAACTCGCATCTGTAGGATTGCAACTTTATAAGGCGCAACAGCAGAAAAGTGCCTCCGACAGAGCTAGCCGATTAGCTGTGGAAATTGGCGAAGAAAACGCGCAGATCATTGAGCGTGACAGTGCGATTGCAGACCGCCAGATCGAAATACTCCAACGCACATTAAAGCTATCAAACCGCAGGAAAAGACAGGCGTTCAACGCTTTCCAAGGCACAGCAAGGGCAGGATTTGGCGGCTCC